TCTCCTTCACATAACAAATCATATATTAAACCATACTGGTGCTCACTTTTTCTAGAGCCCATTTGGTATCCAGGAGAAGTTGGATCTGTCGGATCCTGTCCTGGACCGTATTCTGTTGTTCCTGGTCCTACAAAACTAACCATGTGTTTCTCCTATTAGTCGTAGTTGATGTTGATATAATCATCACCCATTCCTGCTGAATTACCCCAGTAATCTTCATACCCTTCATAAACTAATGCCGAACCTGCTGGATCCTGCCATGTGCTTCCTGTTGTGTCGTCGTTTGTTGACGTATGTGTAGTTTGAGTACCTGAAGTATTGGTACTATTTCCATTATACTCTTGCCCATAATTATAAGCACCAAAATTATAAGCACCTCCAGGAAATGGAGTAGATCGTAAAGAAACGTTTATTGCTGTTCCTCCTACTAAAAGCTCTCCGTAGGCAATAGGCACACCGATACCTTGTCTAGCTTGATTAACTGGTCCGTTAAATAAATAGGCTTCGTTTCTTTCTGGGTTATCTACTTCAGGTCCTGGAGCGAGCATTTGTGTTATACCTGCTATACTTAAGTTTACCGCCATACTTAAGCCTGTCCAAGCCGTAAAAGTTGCAAAGCCTTGTCCTCCACCAAGCGCTGTAGCCAAAGACATATCAAATACTGTTTGAAAACCAAAATAAAGAGCTACAACTATAAGTATCGCTACTAAAATTTTTGTAAGAGCTTTCTTCTCTCCTGCAGGAACAGGTGCTATTATAATATCTTCAGACCCAAGAGCATTGTTCAAAGTAAATTCATCATTTCCATAAAACTCCTCTCCTTGTTGTACGGTAAAATCAATGCCATTTTCAGTACAATCTATCAAATACTGTTGGAGTCCTACAGTATTACAACCAATCAGTTTAAAGATTTCTGCAACAGAAGTTACATTCACCTCCCAAACTTCTCCAAATCTATCTCCTAAATCTCCCATTAATCTAACTGTCTGCATCTCATATACCTCGTTACTTGCGGTGCAAAGTACCTACTCTGTAAACTCTCTCTGCAAGAGAGTCTGTTTTCTGCGTGGTGCATAAATATATCTTCTTGTAAATATACCCCACAATGACTTTCTACGGGTGCTTGTATTTTAAAAAGTATTACATCATGTTCCTGTACTTGATCTACTTCATAAAAACCAAAAGGCTTTACCATGTCATCAAAATAGTTAAGACCTTTTTCCCACCAATCGTCTTCCCAATCAATAGTGGGAAGTTCTATATTTAATTTCTGTAAATAGTAATCCTTAACTAGACTCCAACAATTTGCAGTCTTAAAGTCATACTCTCTTCCTAACAAAGGAGCTGAGTTATACTCAGGCTCATATAAATAAGTTTCTAAACTCGGTAAAGAGATTATAAAATAAGGTATTCCTAAAATATCCGAAGCCTTTATATCTGCACCACTAGGTTCACATGAATAATCTGGGTGACTATGAACTACTGCGTATATATCTCCTGATAATCGAGCGGCAACATATTGTTTAGGGTCTATCTTAAATTCTTCTTCTCCTTCTGCTACATTATCGCAATAAACCCATTTTAATTTTCCTCTTTTATTAATTAAAAGTCCACAGCCCTCTCTAGGGTAATCTCTTTGTAAATCTGTAGCTATTTCCAGTATTAATTTATTATCTATCATATAAACCTTCTGGATCCAGGGAATCCTCCAAAAGGTAATACTGCATAATTGTTTTGAATATCAGGGTTTACGTGTTTAATAGTAACAGAGCTTACTGTGCTTGATTTTCCTGTAGCTCCAAAACGTTTAGCACAGGAAGTTAATTTTTTACCGCATTGATCTCCTCGTTGCCAATAATTACCAGATTCAGGAGCGACCGTGTGAGCACCTCCTGTTTGAGTTACATTTTTTACTTGCCATAGTATGTTGTTATGTAAAACATAATCGTTAAAATCTGTGTCTGTATATGCGTAATAAGTGTCACTTGCACTATATGTTCTAAATTTTCTTACTATAGTAGAATTACTATCTGTAGGAGTAGCTCCTAATGCTGTTGCAGTATATAACTGAAAAACTTTTGATTGTCCTGCAGTTCGACTTCCATTTGAGTTAACTCGTATCAAAGAAGTATCTTTTGAATAAGTGTAAAAATTTCCTGCTACAGGACTGCTTGTAGAAGCTTGTATTAAGTTATGGGGAACAATATACTCGTCTTTTTTATTAACATAGATATTATAATTAACTCCTCCCCAAGTAATCTGATAATCTGTTCTCCAACTACAGCCTCCCACCTTATTGGCATCTGTTTTATTTTCTGCAGCTCCTTGGTATTGCCAAGGGCAAGCACCTCCAATTACTTGTCTAGCAGGTACGGTTACATTTTGAATATCAATAGGAGATGCAAGTTCAAAAACTACATTTAATATATTTTTTTGTTGTATTCTATCTATATTGTACTTTTGTATAGGAAACTCTATAGGAGGATTCGCAGTATTTGAATCATATAAGTACTTTCTAAGAGTTGTTCTTTTTGTAACTCTCGCTCCTATAAGCTCTTCATAATCCATATCGCCTATATTAGTAGAGAAAACAGCGGCAATATTAGCTATTGTTAGAGTGGGTCGAAAGATAGCTCCGTCACTCTCAAACTTCATGCCTTCTATATCTATAGGTACAGGAACATAATCTCTTACAGTCCCTCCTGTTGTATCTCTCATTTTTACAGGTGTTTGTGCCCCTAGATCTTCATATCCTCCATTATAAAAATAAGCGTAAGAACCTGTGACATACTCTAATATAAATAATTCAATATATTCGCTGCCATCGGTATCTAGTTTTTGTGCTGATTCTATTGCTTCTTGTGTCATGGTTCATATACTCTATCGAAAGTTGCTGAGACGGTTGAACCTACTCCATTTGTATAAGTTGTACTCCATTTACTACAAACTACTTTAATGGTTTTTTCATTTCCGCCAGAATTTGTATCAGGTATTGTAAAGCTAAAAGCAGTGACTGCTTTTTTACTCTCAAAAAAAGCAATTATATCGTCAATTTCTGCTCTGGATCGATTAGAAAAAGCAAGATTGTAAGTTTCTTTTAAAGGATTAATTCCTTCTACCATTCTTTGTTGATATCCATCGCCAAACTGTACTATATGTCTAACAGGTTCTGTACTTCTAGACATTCCTTTGTCTGGAACTCTGACAGTACTAGTTAAATCTGTGAATCCTATAGCCATTATGCTGCTCCATAGGGGCTAAGTATGCCTCCGGGTCGTTTTTGATTTTGAAGTTCTTCTTGTACTGCTGCGGATAACAGTTTACCTAATTGGCCCGCTTGATCGGCAGTAATACCGCTCTGTTCTGAGCTTGAGCCTCCTTCGTTCATGTTAACAGTAATACTTACGTTATTTGTACCTCCACCATCTCGCATTTCAACAGGAATAGCATTTCCGTTAGGAAGGGGCACTACCGCTTCTGTTCCGTGTAGTATTGCAGGGTATCCTGCACTACTACCTCTTGCAATTCCGCCTGTAGAGTATCCCACAGGACGCTCCACTATTCCTCCATACCTGTTGCCTGGGCCTAGGACGTTACCTATATTTGCGTCAATTCGTCCTCCTAAATCTGTGTTCATCTTAGTAGACATATTAGTATTAAAACCCTCAAGTTGAGCCGACTGGCCTGCACTTATACCCCCTAAAGCTAGTTGTCTAACTAGAGCTACTACCATAAGTTCTGCAATGATTTGAGATAAAGCATTAAGAACGCCTAGTGCCATATTTTTAAAAGCATCTTTAACACTCATAGTACCTTGTATTAATCCTTGCAAGCTTGAAGCCAGACTACTTTGAAAAGAGTCATTAACTGTCATCAATATCTGACCTACAGCAGTGGCTTCTTTTTTTGCAATAGCTGCATTGTTCATCAAAACAATAGTATTCTGTCGTGAAAGCTCAATCTCATCGATTTTATCTTGATATCCCGCATCCGAGTCATTCATAGCAGCTAACTGATTCTCTAGATTTAAAGTGTCAAGCTTTTGTTGCCGTACTTCTAAAAGTGCTTTTTCAGCCGCTAATTCTCTGTCTACTTGCTGCTTTACAACAGCACCAGAAAGTCTATTTTCATTTGTTTGTCTCTGCAAGTCTAAATTTGCCATTTTTAATCTTTGTGTTTCCTCTACCACATACCTCAATCTTTGTATATATTTATCTGTGTCTAGCCCGCGTTCTGCCATTGCGTCAGCCAGAAGCTGGACTGCTCCTGTAGCACCAACTTTAATCGCTTCTCCCATTTCATCCGATGCTTCAGCAGAATCTTTAAGGCTTTCTAAGTAATTTATAGTTTCTCTTCCTCCTTTCTGAAGTTCTACCGTTAAATCTGTTATTCCTCTTTTTACAGCTTCATAATTTCCTTTTGCAGACTGAGCTTGCGAAGTTATTTGTGTAATTTTCGTAATATCTAAGTTATCTATTGCTTGTTGCATTTCTGGAGAAAGAGCACTTATATCTTCAAGACTGTTTTTAAATTGCTTCAGTGCAGCGCCTCCACCTTTTCCTAATATTTCTGCTTGGGCGGATGCTATTTCTGCAGCAGTAGCTTTTTCTCCTGCGACTGCAGAAACGTCTAAAGCGAGAGCTTTTCTAAACTCAGATGCAAGGTCAGTAGTAGATAAACTATTTATAATTAATCTAGCTTGTTCTTCTGCTGACTTTTCTTCTGCAATCATTTCTGCAAGACCGCTTTTAGCTGCCTGAATACTTTCATTTAATGTAGTATATCCAGAAGCTAAATCTGCAAGTCTTTCTTCCATTTGTGCTTTTCTAGTATGCTCTGCTTCTTGCTTTGCTAAATCGTCCATACTAATATTCAGTTTAGCGAGACCAGCATTTACCATTTCTACAGCTTTTACGTCCGCGTCATCAGCAAAAGTAAATTTTTCTATTTTAAAATCTGCTCTGTCTTTTCCTATAAAAGCAAAAAAAGAATCAGGAAGAGCGTCCATTCCTGCATTAATAGTCTGAACGGCAAGATTTGCTATAAATTGTATTGTTTTAGCAATATTTGCAAGACCTTTTGCAACATTCATAGCAAGAGTATGAGGCATCTTCATTAGGGAATTAAAGGCATCAAAAATAGCTTTTACTACTCCTAAGATAATGGTGGCTTTCATAAGTTTATTTACTACTTTCATAGTTCCACGGGCAACTGCTTTTATTGCTGTAAAGGCACCAACAAAAGAACTACGAATTAACCTAGCACTTCCTTTGCCTGCTATTCCTACGAATTTCATGCCGTTCTTTACTGTTCTAACAAACCCTAGACTACTTTTCTCCATGTCTTTCATGGATTTTTCAAAGTGTCTAACTACTTTAATATCTGCATCCTTAAACATACCAGAAACTATTCTTCCATGTTTAGCATACTGAGCTTCGGCAGATCTTAGAGCTTTTTTTAAGTTTGCTTTATCACCTCCATGTAGTCCTTCAAATCCTTTTTCTGATGCTTTTTTAAGTATTTTACTGTCAGAACTCGCGGCTAACTGTCCTGCAACTCCTTTAAACTTTTTAGTTGCAGTGGCTTGAAGACTTTCTAGACTTACCCGAGTATCCTCGATATCAGAATTCCATTTCTTAAAATCTTGAATAACATCTTTAATGCCTTTTCCACCCTTTCCAATATTACTTATTTTTTCACCTAATTCTGATACTCCGGGAATGGATTTAAATATAGATAAACCAAGAGCACCAAACAGTAAAACGGCGATAGTCGCATTGTCCGCAATGAATCCTGCCAATCCTTGAAAAGCGGGTAGAAGTGCTTGAGTAACTGCCTTTACTATTCTATCAAAAGTTTTCTGTAACTTTACGAATTCATTTACAGGAGTTGACATATCTCCATATTGCTCATCTAGCTGACGCTGTGTTTCTGCGAGAACTGCTTGGCTTCTTTCATACGAAGTTAACTGGTCTGCGGTCTTTCCTATCTGTTGAGCATACCTCTTAGTAGCAGTTTCCAAACGAAGAGTAATACCTAATTCGTCCAAAAGTTCTGGTTCCGCTTTAGACACACCTCGAACTAATCGATCAAAAGATTCTTCAAAGTCTCTTCCTAGTGCAGCCGCTGCTTTCCTAGCTCCTATAGTTAGTTTCTCTAACTGATCCGTAGAAAACCCTTTAGCAGTACCTATTGCAGCAGCCTGAGCAGCTTCTTTAAAGCCAAGCATACCGCCACTAGCTTCTTGTAGTTTACCTGTCATCGCTCCTAGAGCCACACCAGTTTTTTGCGCAAATTCAATCTGTCCCTTTCGTAGATTTTCGAAGTCAGCGGCATTTTTTAAGAAGTTAAAGGCAGCAGTAATAGCAAAAACATTAGCGGCTAAAGTTGCATAGGCAGGAACAAGCCCTCCCGTAATGCCTTGAGCCATTTTAGAAAAGTTTTTTGTGGCGTTCGCTGAAGTTTTAGCGGCACCTTTTAAATTTCTGTCTGCTGTACGAGCATTTTTTCCAACTTGCTGTAAACTTCCGTTGTCTGATACGCGTACACCAACTTCTACATCTGCCATATCTATCTCTTATTAACAGGGTATAATTCTTCTGACCCGCTGTTGGCTTTCATGGCCTTTTGTTTTTTCGCTACTTCATCATTAATTCTATTCATATTAAGAATTTCTATCTGCTTTATAAAATATATTACCTCTTTTCTGTCTTCTACTTTAAAAGCCTCTAGTAGTTCTGGTAATATGCTCCAGTCTTTTCCCATATAAGCACCACTCATACCATCCCATCTATCAGGCATATACTGGTAAAGTCCCATCGATAGTTGTACTTCATAAGGAAATATACTATCTTCTACAGGCATTCTTTCTGGGTCGGGCTCTTCGCCTAACTGTTCGCACATTCTCAAATAAGTATCTAAACTAATTTCCGTATTTTGATACTTTCGGTCAAGTAACTGTAGTATTTGAGTTACTTGCTCTCCGTAAAATTTTCTAGGTCACCAACTGCCTCTGTAACCCAAGTATCGAAGTCTGGAGAGTTCTTCATTAAAACTTCTGCGTTTTCTCTCGAATATGGAAGCTCTTCATCTGGGTTTTGTGCACTAACGTCTACTAGTAACAATTCTTGTAGTCTGCCGTAAGTGAGTCCACTCCATCCTTGAATAACTGCTTCTACATATTTCGTTAGAAACTTATCCTCATCTAGTTGCTCTTCAAAAGCCCTAGACTTCTTATTAAATTTATTCTGTACACATTTATTTCGTACTTTTAAAAGTTCTTCTCTCGATAAATGTGTTAAAGCAACCTGAAATCCATCTATTCCAGGAAAATCTAAAGTAACCGTTTTACTAGGAGTTAACAAACTTGCTAGTGATACTTGCGGTCCTTTTTTCTGTGCTGTAGCTTGTTCTGTCATTTTTATTCTACCTTTTAATTAAAAAATAGAGGGTGGGCGAACCCACCCTCCGTGATTTCTATTACGATGCAGCCGCGACTGGACCAACCATTGTAATAGTTACATCATCTGCGCTATCCAAATCTGTAGGAAGTGCGTTAAATGTAGTTTCTAGAGAGATCACATCATCAATAGAGTGAGTAGGAATCTCTACGTGAGCTTTAGGAAGCTGAATGAAGGTATAAGGACTTGACGTACCACCAATCTTGAATGTAATATCAAATTGGTTAGTAGTAATAGCCCTTTGTCCTGTACCACTCATATCCTGCCAAAAATCCTGAGAAGTATCTTTACCACTAGCAAGATAACAAGTAAAAGAACCACTAATGTTTCTAGGACCTGTTACGTGCTCTAGAGGAGAGTTTACCTCACCAAGAGTGTTTGGAGTAAGATAAGTAATACCGTTATCAATACTAATATTACCACCAGTGAGTGTCAAACTATAAGACTTCTTAGCACTCGCATGGTTAACGCTATTATCACCGTCAAGAACTAACTGAGTTAGTCGATTACGCAAGTAATTAGCTGTATCAGAAGTTCTTTGTCCTTCTTCTATAGTAGAAGCGGTAAGATTTCCTCCAGTAGTAATAATACCACCAGTGGCGTCTGCCGTAATATTTACCGCGCTGCCTCCAGAAGTGTTAGCAATCTGAAAAGTATTAGTAGCAGTTGAAATAACAAAGTATTCTCCCTCTGTTACTCCAGTTCCACTAAATCCGGAAAGACTTACTAAAGTACCGTTTGCTAATCCGTGCCCTGAACTAGTGATAGTATCATTAGAAGCTGTAGCAGTAGCACCTGTAATAGTAGAAGCAGATTCTTCAATAGTTTCTGCGAAACCACTCCACTCTACTTGAGCAATACCATCAACGTCAAAAGAGATATTTGCGGTATTTACAACTGCTTTATTCAACTTATAAACGAAGCCGGTAGCAAATTGAAACTCTAATGTAAGAGTATTCAAAGCCGCTTTATTTGATCTAGTAGAATCGAATACTACTGAGTTTGTCGCATGTGTAGTTCTCGCGCAATCAGCAGCATCAGAGAGATCTCCCTGAGCTAAAAGTGCGTTCCATAGAACCTCTTCAACAGCGTGCATTTTAGCAGCGCCATGATTTTTAGTTCCACTACCATTAGACTTAAAAGGACGAATATATGTTGTAAAAGACCACTCTGCCGGAGCAAGAGAGTCGTTAAACATTCTTCGACCACGACGAGAAGCACCCGCCGTACTTTCCATTTCTGAGAGCGTAACTTCACTAGCATTAGTTGCCTGACTGAAGCTAAACCCTTCTTGAATGGGTATTTTATAGACTGTGGAAGTTGCTGATCCAGCGTCATCATTCGCCGTCACATGCAACACCACGTCTCTTTGCAAAAATACTGCCATGTTAGTCTCCTAACCTGAGTCGTTGTTTAACTGTGCGTTCGCTGTATTAAACAAAAGACTCCTAATATCGCATCTCTAGTACCATTTCACCGACACCGAGAGGCGCTAAAGCACCCTCATCGGTATCAATACTAATAAGGGTGATTTGGACGACATTTTTATCCGTACCTGAGTCCTCTTCGTACCCAAGCGTGGAATTTGCATCCAAAACCGTTTCTATGTCCTCAAGGACAAGTTCTAATTCTTCTATAGGGTCTTCTCCATTTACGTAAACCCTTATGGTGACGTTTAAAAATCGCCATTTATTACCACCACCGTAATACTGTCGTGTTTCCATTCCGGCAGACATATGTACTGCAGGAAACTGATCAACCTCATCCCAAAAAAGCATTCGGGGAGAAATACTATCCGATATATCAGTTTTATATGCACCAGTACCGTCAATAACTTCTAACTTCTCTGCAAGAGAACTTAGTATCTTTGATCTTCTTGTAGTATTGTCTCTTGCCATTATCTAATTCTCTGTGTATAGAATCTGCCTTTCATTACTTGAGCAGCAATTTCTCTTATGCTTTTATCAATTAACTTTCTAGGATCTCTATCAGCATCTTTTTCAAATACCTCATAAGGATCCAGTTGATACTTATATTGAATAGTAGGAAACTTTTTATTACTCATCATATTTTGTACTTTAACACTTTGTCTAAATCTTCCTGTTCTATTTACGAGTGCAGGCTCTGTCATGTTTGCTAGCAGAGTATCTGGTAACTTTCTATTCAATAGTGTTAGGAGAGAGATAGGGCTCCAAGGACTCTCTTTTTTATCTATAGTTTTCTGCCCCTCTGTAGTAAATCCCCTTTTGGGCTGTGTAGTAGTAGATTTTTTAGAAAGATTCTTTTTCTTACCTACCTTTCCAATAACACTTTTATCCCTTTTATTTCTTACTACCTTCTGTTCTTTTTTATTCATTTTAACAGTAATACCCGGCAGGGTTGATAATCCCTTAAAATCTCTTAAAATTCTATTCACAGCTAAAGTAGTTATTAGACTTACAGGTGAAGGACTTGCTCCTTTTACAGCTAATTCCTTACCTACCGTTTTTTCTAATTCTTCCTCAATAGCTGCTTCTAACATAGGCTTGATTCTTTTCCAGTCTGTAGATTCCTCTCCGGGCTTATTCGCAGCATTAGGACCTATTCTTCCTGTAATTCTAATATTTTTTAGAAAGTTCTCTGGTTGTGCACCTTGGCTGCTATCCCAGGCCCAACTAACGTCTGCAATCATATTCTTTAATACAGTATGTGCAGCATTTCTAGCATCAGCAGTACTGAACCTAATATCCTTCCATGCTAAATCTGAAGATTCTTCTATGACCTCTTTAAAGGCTTTATCAAAAGAGGCTTGATCGCCCCCTTGTTCATTCATTCCTTTATCAACTCCTTCTTTTGCTCCTTTCCCAGACAAGTGACGATCCATCTCACCTAAAGTGTCGAATCCAACTGTTCTCTCTGTGTGAAGCATTTGAGTTTGCCGTGTAAATTTCCCCCACCCGTCTGTAGAAGTAACACCTCTAAAAGCAGGGTCTTGTTCCATAGCTCTTTTTACAAGATTCTCAAAAGGTACCTTAAGACGGCTCTTATTCATACTATCATCATATTTAGAAAAGTAAAGTTGTACAGCATTACCTTCTCTTTTAGCAGGAAGAGCGTCTTTGTGAAGAGGTAAACTATTATATTCTTGCTCAAAATTATCAAACACATATTTTGCTACTTTTTCCATAGCAGTCATTAGTTCAGGTTGTTCAGCCGCAATAGCTAACTGAGCTTCTAGTCTTTGGTTAGTTTTTCCTGTTGCTTGCTCAATTTCTGCTTTTCTTGCATCTATAGTTTTCTTCTTTTGAAGAACAGCAATAGTATTAGCTACAACTGTTTGTTTAATATCACTAAAAGTTATAGTAATTAAGTGCGGATTTGTTTTTCCCTGATAATCACGAAGAATTTTATCAATACGACGACGGTCATCCGTGCGGCGGATAATCATATCTCGTATTATAGAGTCTACGATTGCTTTTGACATTATATCACATCAATTACTCGATACATATCTAGAACCCTTTTAATATGGTCAGGGAATCCAATATTTTCTCGAATACTTGTGGACGTATCGTTTTGAATAGTCGCACCAGCCAATGATTTTCTTCCTTTGTACTCTTCTTTAAGGTAATAAGTAATCAAATCGAATATAGCTAGTTTGAGGTCTTGAGGAGTTGTAGAATATCCTGCGGTGTAAATGACTTTAACGGAACCGAATCCTTTCTCAAAAGGTTTTGCGCTAGTTTCTCCGTCGATTCTATAGATTCTATCATGCTCAGTATCAATATAATAGTCTGTGTTGTTAACTAAAGTAGTATAAGCATCTGCAATACTACCTCTTTCTTGTACAGAAGTTACTGCATTTAAGGGCGATTCTGTTAAGAATATCTCTGATGTTTCTTTATCATGAATATCAAAAACTTCAGTTTTAGCACTAGAGTAATGGTCTATTATACTATTACCACAGTACGTTTTTACTAGGTCACTTACAGGCGTAACAAGTTGATCGATCTTCGAGTCATCCTTGAAGTTCTCGATTCCTCTGTATAACTTGTAATCGTCTTTTGTTACTAAGTTTGCCATAAAGATTTCCTTGAGGTAATCAAAGGGGAGGCGAACCTCCCCTTGATCACTATTACCCAAATAGGGATTAAGAACCCTTGAACTGCAAAGGCCACGCCGCAGTAGTACCTGCGATGATGCCTGCGAATCCAAGTCGTTGTGACGCGACAAGAACTCTACGCTGTTCAGCGACTTCATAATCGCTTTCAACCGTAACACCACGAAGACGCGGAATTACAAAGTTACGTGGATTCACTGCTACTGCATAGAACTTATCTGTGCCCGCTGTCGCGAACTCGTCCGATACAATAACGGGGGATCCGTAAACCTGGCCTACTTGACCAGTAAGTTTGGTTGAACTTGCATTATCAACCTGACTGACATCTGCGAAAGCAGTATCAGAAATAAGCTCATGATACTTCGTCAAGCTAACGATGTAAACTACATCCTCAGGACGAACACCATACTTACCCATATTTTTACGAGCTGCCAATAGTTCGGTAGCTACCATAACAGGATGATTAGCATAAGCTGTGGCATGCTGAGTTTTATTAGAACCCGCATACTTTATGAGACCATCAGGAGAAGCATTACCCGATCCGAAAGGACTGTCACCAGTGTTACCAACAAGAATCATATTCTCGACGGAACGTGCTTGAGACCTAATAACGGCTTCACGGATAAGAGGAAGAATAGGAATAATTGCATCCTCTTCAGTCTCGTTACCAAGATAGGTACGAGAAATAAGCTTCTTGGTGGTAAGAGTAGTTGCAGTCATATCGATACCGCCTCTATCACCTTGACCTGTAGTCTTGTATTGGTCTCCTCTCTCAGCTAAGTTACCATGAGGGGAAACTCCATCCGTCATCTGAGCTGAAACGAATTCGGCATATCCAGAGTCAGGCATTACAGGTAAAATCTGGCTTGCTGAACTCATTTGAATTTCACGGAATAAGGGAGCTAATTTAAGCTCTAACTGAATGTCTCGTTCTACGTTAGTAGAGACAACTTGTTCAAAATCAGCTCCTTGAACTGCAACACCAGACATAGTATTTACCTTTTCCATTACATTTTTGGCAAAGTCAGTTTCATAACCTTTGCCAGTAACGCGACCAAGCATATACGCATCTTCTACGTCAGACGCCATTTTAACTTTCCAGTCGCCACTGTCGCGACGCTCACCGAAAATTCTCTTAGACTCGCGAATAGCAGAAATCTCTTCAGATTTCTCATTAAGTTCTTTTCGCAACTCGTCTACAACAGTTCCAAGGTCTTCTTGACCTTTAAGAACCCTTTCTTCCAAATCTGAGACGAGACGTTCCGCGCCCGACGTTACGCCCTGAACTACAGCTTGGACCTCAGCTTTCTTCTCTTCGAGTTGTGCTTCTTCAGCAGCTTTTTGAGCTTCCTGCTGTACAGCAGCCTCTTTGGCTTCTGCATCAGCAGCTGCTTTCTCTTCAGCTTGTTTCATCTGAATTTCAGCAGCAGTCTTACGAGCTACTTCTTTTGCGAACTCTTCGAGATCAAAGTCTTTATCAGACATAATATTGTCTCCGAAGACAGCATTTGCTGTTTCCTTTGATGAGTCCTTATCGGACTGATCGATTTCAACATGAGGATCGTTAACAAACTGTTTTTTCCAGTCCGCATATTCTTCTTCTGAGTCAAAAGCTTTTGCTACAGAGAAGATCGCGGACTGATTTGCAGGGACAGAAACAACTGACACTTCAAACAGTTCCGCATCCTTGATCCTTAAACCATCGGTTTCCTTATTATAGTCAGCATCCTTGACCCGGAAACCAACGCTAAAAGCGCCCAGGATGCCTTCTTTAACTAAATCCGCGATTTTACCCGCTGACTTAGAAATTATACCCTCGATTCTAAGACCCTTCTTGGTTATTTCTAGGCTAGTAGCCTTACCAATAGGGGTATTATAATCGTGGTTAAATAGTAGAATAGGATTGTTTTGATAATTATCTAACCCGCCCTTTTTCCATGCGGTAGGTTCGATAATGTCTCCAACCCTATCTTCATCATTCGTACTTGCATAACCTTCGATTTTAAGATTATTATCTTCCTCTCCGGCTAACTTCAAAGTAGATGTTAGATTAATGATTTTATTCATACTTTTACCTTCCTCTCTATCAATCTGAGCTGCTTTCTTTCTTGCCCAAGATTGGCCAGGATCCCCGCCCCAAAGAGCCCACGCTATTCTACCTGCGCTAGGGTATCCGTCTTCGCCAGGAGAGAAGCCCTCACCTTGCTTATCGACTTCATGTCTGCTAAAATAAGAATGCATTCTCTTAACTGTCTTAGGAGATAGATTCTCTCTTGCTACTAACTGGCTGGCTCGAGTAGATCCTATATTAGTTCCTCCTCTACCAAATTCTTTTCTCCAGTCTAAGCCTCTTTGAGCTTCTTTTGCCATGGACTCAGTAGGTTTGAAGTCAATATCCGATACAGCTTTATCCGTCATTCGTTTCCTCAGGTCTACCACCTTCAGAAGGGTTTGCAGCAGAGCCTGCTATGTTTGCAGGTACTCTAAGATCGTCATGCCCTTCTACAGGTTCTAGTCTCAAAGCTTGTCTAGCTTCATTAGGACTCATGACTCCACCGTTTACTAAAGTAGAATAGTATGCGGCTTCATCTTGTAACTCAGGTCGAAGTGCAGGAATATTACTAATATCTTCTTGCAAATCATATCCAAAGTATCTTTCAAATGCAAAGTTCATTTTTCTAACTATAGGAAGTACCGTCTCTAAGTAATATAGCCTATGATTAGGTCGAATATTTGCATTATTACCACTATTTAAAAGAATAGGAGGAACTCCAATAGCTTCTAAAATAGTTTTTTCATTCTCTTCTATGGACTGTTGAAAATCTAACTCTCTGAAATTAACAGCGTTCAAATTCTCAACTTCTAAACCTCCGTCTAAAATAAGAGGTCTGTGTCCTCCAGCGTTAGGATTATATCTTGATCTCCACGCTGCTAACATTCTTTCTTTGATCTTTTCACTCAAAGTATTCGGGCTTTTTAGTACAAGTCCCGGAACTGCTCCATTCTTAAAAAAGTTCTTTTGAAAATTCTTCATAGAACCTAGAAGCTGCATTCTTTCCCAAGCAGGCTTAAGCCTAGGTACTCCTCTATACATAGATTCGAAAGAGTTTTCTTTAATATGTATTATCTCTTCTGGACTATACGATAACTTACCGTCATAAATAAAAGCGTTGATGTAAGATCTTTCGCTTGTTTCAATCTCTACATTTTTAGCAGGTAATTGATATAAATGCGCTCCATCAAAGTAAACAAAAATATTACCATCCATTAAAAGATCAATAACTAAGTTTCTTTTGAAAGTGTTAATGTCTTGAAAGGGATTCGGCTCTAAATTAAGTAAAAGATCAACCCGTGATCTCCGTATATTCTTTTGAATAGACTGTAATGCTAATTTATCTCCTACATCTACTTTTATTTCTGCTACATCATCTACAACTAAATTTACCGCTCTATTTACTACTTCAAACTGTTCATATGCGGCGGTATAATTTCTAATATTCTCAGTCGAGCCTAAAACCATTCCCTCTTCTTGGGAGATAAATACTTGAGCAGGATTAAGCTTTTCTTCGTCTGTTCGGCCTCTAAATATATTACTGTACCATGCCATACTTATCTCTTTGCTTTTCTACCCAACGTTTTTGTTTGGGGCCGGTTATCAACTTAGGACGTTTACCATAAATTGAATGAAGTTTTAGATGATGAGTATGACAAAGGGTTACTGCCTCATCGTACAGTTCCGAATTATGTTCTTCTATAAAGGTATCTCGTACCTCCATTATTTCCTCTGCTGTAGATATAACTATTTTATTTTTCCGTAACCATATCTCCAGCAGTTCCGTTAATCCGTAATAGTGATGAAAATCTAGGTTCTCCTCTGTCGCGCAGATAAAACAATTCGTACCCTTCTGGTATCTTGACTTTGCTTTATCTCTAACGTATTTTACTAGGTCTCTCTTTAGGTTCATTTACTATTTTTCACATTCAAAAATTATACCAAAGATAAGGTATAAAAGTCAAGAGTTATTTTTTATCTAGTACCATTAAAAAGTACCTGCAGAAATCTCAAAGCTGTACAAAGCGTAACGTAGCGCATCTGACATATGAGAAAATCTATCGTGTTTAGGTTTCTCTCTTAACAAATTAGGATTAGGGTCCCACTGATATTGATCTAGGCACTCTAAAGAGTGCTCGCATTTTTGACTAACAAAAAGATTTTTATTATCTACAATATTTGCGACATGTGCAATTCCATCCAGAACCGATTTTTTGGCGTTAATTGTTGTAATGTCGTAGTTCTGGGCGAAGTCGAATCTAGTCTGCTGAGCTGCTGAATCGATGTAGATATAGTCGATATCCCATTTATCAATAAGTTTTTGTATTTCTGTTGCATGTTGCTCCGTTGTCTTTTCTGCATCTATATATTCATCAACTAAATAATATTTTTCTGATTCCCAATCATACGCTATAACACAAAAAGCCGTAGGATCTTTATAGCCTACGTCAAGTCCTGCAAATACATCCATACCTTCAGGATTAAATTGATCTACATTAGTAACGCAATTCTCATAATCAAAATTCCAAATCTGTCCTTCATAAGTGTTAAAATCTGCTAAATATTCTTGAGCAAACTCAGCAGTAGACATAGATTTCTTTGCTTCTATAATATCGTCTTCGCTTAGTCGAGGGTTCTCATGGTACGTTGCTTTTATAGAAACCCATTCTGGAAATTCATCATTAAAACCACGATGAAAAAAGTCCGCAAACCAATTATTTCTTCCTCGGGGTGTAGAGATAAAGAGTGCTTTACTATTGTCTTTATCCAGTGTGGGACGTAACGCTACATTAAAAGCTTCACGACCGTCTGTTAAAGCTGCTTCATCAAATATAATTAAGTCGTAACTTCTACCAACAACTGAGTCTACTTGATTTATAGACCCCATTCTTATCGTAGAGTTATTAGACAATTCTATAACTCTGTCTTTTGCGTTATCTCTCACTACTTCCAAGTCAAAATGTTTAATTAAGTTTCTTTGTAAATCAAAAGAAATTTGAGAAAGAGAATAGTTTGGAGACATAAGTAGTACATGGCTACCAGGAACAAGAACAGTTAATTGCCCGATAATATTTGCTATATAAGTTTTACCCTGCCGCCTTGATAGTGCGGCACATACAAATCTGTACTTAGGGTTATTAATCGCATTTATTACTCCCTTTTGAGAAGCTATTGGATCAACTCCTAACAAGTCTAAGTAAGGAGTTACAGGGAGTTTTATAAATCTATTTTCGGGGGAATACTCTAATAGTTCTTCCCCTAATACGTCTGCTCTACTTATTTCTAACATTAGTGAACTATCTTTGGTTGTTCCATAAAATATCCAAAAGGCTCTTCTGGAGCTTCTTTTATTAGACCATTACTTATTGCAGCCGCATACATTTCTAAGTAAGCTGCTGCAATATTAAAATCCTGAAGCTGATCAGGAGAGAAGGTTTCGGGGTTCATTTTGCCGTCTGTCTCGTCAATTAATCTTAGTATTATGTGATGACAAGTCGTAGCTACTGCTCCGTGCCATGTTTTATTCATTTTTTACTCGCGTCTTCTAGTAAGTCTCTATATAACCATATTGCATGGTCATAAAAGGAGTCAAACCATTGTTTCTTTTTCCAAGCAAACCATCTGCCCCTGAAAGAGTCTTTTATGCTTTGCCACCAAGTAAGGTTTCGTACCTGACCGTAACAATTGATATAATTTAAATTACCTCCGTCACTAAACAGCCATCCTGCTTTTAAAGGCACTCTAGGTACTATATCATTGTTATTAACAAATCGTTGCCAGTTACATTCTCTATCAATTTTACTACAAAACTTTTTATTGCCAACTCTAGGTTGCCCATAGGTGTAGAGATGTTGAATATTATATCCTATATCCAATAAAAATCCTGTCATTACTACGGCTATTGCCCCACCAAGGCTATGTCCTGTGATGAGAAAGGGTTTGTGTCTTAGTTCTTGTGTTTTTGCTACTACAAGAGGAAATAAAGAAAAAGCTTCTTTCCAGAAGCCTGAATGTATCTTTTCTCCATTACTACTAGGATCTATTCTCCAAAATTTTAGATCCGCAGTAATATCTTTTAGTTGAGAAGGTTGAGTGCCTCTAAAAGATAGTATTACAGTATCTTCGAATTCAATTATATAGCCTTCTGCATTATCGGCACAGATAAACTCACGATTAACATACCCAGGTAGCTCAACAAATTCTTCATCAAACTGTTGAGGTTCAAGATATGCTAATCGTGCCATCTCAGATAAGTAAGCAGCTAAATCCATTTACTCTCCATGCTCACAGCAACCGCAATCTATAGTTTCACACTCTAGTACGGTTTCGCACTCGCAAGAATCACAAGTACAAAGTTCCATCTTTAACTCCCTGCAGCCAAAGCTGCCTCGGCTTCCGCCATTGTTGCAAACTGCTCATATTTATTACCATCAACATCCATGATAGTAAAAAATTCTGCTCCGGGTCCCGGCTGTACAAATTTTGCAGCAGCAGGAGCTACTTTTGCTTCTGAAGTGCTTTTTGCTTTTACATCTTTAGTTTCGTATTCCATATTTCCTCCTTATTCCCCTGCATCAATACGTGCTATTTCTTCAAAATCATGTTCTCCAATATATTTTACTAAGAACTTTCCTTCTTCAATGTTGGTTACTTCATAACCTAACGTATACCCTTTCTTTCCTAGAAGTTCGACTCTGTTGCGAAATTCATCTAGTTCTTCTTGAGCCATTACGTATCCTTCAGCCATATAGTACTCCTTTTACATCTGGTCAATTTTTCTTTCGAGCCTTTCTAAAATTTGTTTGTTGGTTTCAACTTTTGTTTCAACAACAGACATTCTTTGATAAAACTCAACTCGATCATGGTCAACAGCCCTATGAAGACTTTCTAACCTCTCTACTGAGGCTTGAACTCCGGAGGCCCACCATACTATACCCGCAAACTGTACTGTAAGGGCTAGTAAAGTTCCTATCTGGATTTTGTCTAGTTTTGGGGTCATGACTATTATTCCTGCTAGCACTTATTAAAGTACAAAAAATTTATAAGTATTATATCAAAATGTCCTAAGAAAAGTCAAGGATTATTTTTATCAACCTCCCAGAGGGTTAGATAATTCATCCATTCCTAGCCATATATCATCAATTTCTTTATTTACTCTTTCAAACTTTGAATCAAACTGTTTTAGATAAGTTTCAAAGCCCTCTACTTTATCTGCTATGAGTCTGGCTTCTTGTACTGTGGCCCTCATAGCTTCTACATCCTTTTCTGCTTGTACTACTCTTTCTTTTATGAGTAAAAGTTCTTTTTGCTGTTCGATAATAGTTTTTAAATTAGTTCCTAGCTCTGCTAGTTTTCCTTGAAGACTCTTTACATCGTTATCTTCAAGTTCTTGCTTAATTAATTCTATATCCTCATGTAGAGGTGTTGTGTCTGGAATTTCGTAAGCTTCAACTGCCTCTAGTCTGCTGTATAATTCACTTGCTGTCCATATAGTACCTGCAATAGTAGATACAAAACCAAGTACTACAGCAATGTAAACTCCTTTAAATTTAACTCCTCCAACATTTATTTCAGTTTCTTCTAGTGCCATAATTACTCCTCGCAGTTAGTATTATTAAAGAAACAGTCATACCCTAAATAAGTAGGGCTTGTTTGATAGAAAAAGCTGTCTGCTCCTTCTTGTAGTACATCCGTCTCCGTGATAAATAAATCTATTCCAAGGCCTCCTGTACCGTCTACATATACACCACTACCGCTATTACTTGTAGACCACATTACAACGACCATATTGTTAGTATTGTTAAAAGACACAGTAGCATCTGTAACAAAACTAGCATCTGCGTTTTCTGCCCCCTGTTCAAAAAAGTCTACAGCATCCGAATTGTTTGCTAGTCCAGTATAGGCGGCAGCTTGTTGTGCGTAAGATTCAATATCGTCTAAAGACTCGTTATACTCTGTAACTGTTTCTTGGCTTAGAGTTAGGGAGGTTTCGTTAAGTTCCGCAAACTCTGTTACTAGTTGTTTTTGCTCAGGAGACCCTTCAGACTGAGCTTCTTCAGCCATTTCTGAAAGTTCCATTATAGTGGAAATTTCTGTTGCAGTATCTACAAAGACTTCTACTGCATCGTTCATATTTTCTATAGCTATGTCAGCTTGATCGTTTAAAAACATTTCTGCACTGTAAAAGGTAGAACCTGCTACAATAGAAAGAGCCTCATTATACGCGTTAACTTGGGCTTCAGATATCTGCCCATCAGTCATCATTCCTGTAGGTATGATTTGGCCATCAGGCACTACTGTTATTGCGCCTCCAACAGCTCTAATACCGTAGTCTAAAGAGTTTAAAACACTTTGACTGTCATTAACTAAATTATCAATCGCGTCTGCTTGTACGGAACCGCTCAGAAATACTAATAGTAGGCCCGTTGCCTTCACTAGTTTCTTCACTTGTCTCTCCTATACCAAGAATGGTATTGTACCACTCTCGCTCTGTTTTATAATTTGGAATATAAGTCATTGGACTTTGTTTCATAATTAAGTAAGCTCTCTTGCCTACTACTAACTTACCACTTCTTATAATAGGGCACGGAGTTCCAGAGATAAACATAGCTTTCCATACTTCTGGTTCTTGGCACATTCTAGCTACAGCGGCCACTTTCATTCCCAAGTCGTTAAGTACTTTTGAATCACGCCTCCTATTACACTTTTCATCTTCTCGGTATACTCCAGTGCTAATTCCAAATACTTGTCCTTGAGCAGCTCCGGATATACCTCTTAAACACGACTCCGACCCCGTACTTATGTAGGAAGGAGACATAGCAGAAGAAGCTGGCATGCCTGAGCTACCAGCTCCATTATACGTTTTAGAATTGTTTGTACTAGTATTATTACTATTTACGGTACTGTTTTGATTTACAGTATTTAAACTACCGTCCTGATTAGTATCTCCCTCTAAATCATTAGTGGGTATTTCTATATCATTAATATCCGGTATCTCTGGTTCTGCAAATAGCAAGGGGCTGGCTAATAAAAGCAGCAGGATAACTAGTAGTTTCACTTTTTAGTCCCAAAATTTTGTATTCCTTGGTAGATTTATAGGAACACAATATGCTGAGATATTGTGTTGGCTAGGTCGTCTATCCTTATAAGTTACGTTTCCATGCTCTACAGCATGGGCAAATTGGTTACAGCGATATATGTCTCTAAAGTACCACCCATCG